ACGCCGTTGAACTGATCCACGAGCGAGGACCGCTCGCCGGTGATCTTGAAGCGAGCCGCGACGAGGCAGAGGCCCGTCTGTCGCACAGGGGACCCGGCCCGCGTGACGAGCATCGAGACCCAGTGCGTTTCGTCGATGATCCCGAGGTCGCCGTCGTTCCGATCCGTGAGCCAGTTGCATTCGACCTCGTAGGTACCTTCGGTCACGGCCCAGGAGCGCGAGGAGTAGACGCTGCTGCGCGTCTTCTCCTTCATCGTGATCGTCGTCACGCTCGTCCACGTCGTCGCTCCGACGAGGCGATAGCGGATCTCGACGCGCGAGCGCTGGTTCTCCAGGTTGCCCTTGTCGTTGATCCGGACGAGCCCGCCGGGGCACCCGACGATGACGGTGATGTTCGTGGCCCGATCACAGGTCGTGCGCCGGACGTTCGGGCCGGAACGCGTGCCCTCGGTGCGCCCCGTCTTGTCGCGAAGGATCGTCGCGACGACCTGCTCCTGGATGTCCGTCGCGAACAGCGTGATCGCGGCGTCGCTGTTCGTCCCGGCGCGGAGCTCAAGGGTGACCGCGGGCTTGCCGCCGATGTTGAACGGGTCCGCGTCGGACGTCATCTGGCCCGTGTAGACGAGCGTCGTCGAGCTCTTGAACAGCGGCTCGTCCCCGATCTTGAGATCCGAGAGGGCGAGCTGTCCGTGACCGAAGGTGAACAGCGCGTACTGGATGAGCTTGCCGTCCTCGACGGTCGTGTAGCCCGCCGCGGCGAGCGGAGGGTAGAGCCGGTGACGGCCGAGAACCTGGGGGACCGGAGCGTACGGAGCCACGCCGTTGCGCGAGCCGGCGATCGACCGCCGGACGCCGGGAGGCGATCCCGAGATGTCGGGGGCGGACGGGGCGAGAAGGCGCGTCAGCGCGATCTGTGCGCCGACGAAGATCGCGGTCGTGAGGACGTAGGCGACGAGCGTCGCGACGAGTTCGCTCGCTCCGAGCGCGACGGCACCCGTGGCGATGACCTCGCCGACGGCTACGAAGAACGCCGCGACCGCGGGGCCGCCGGGGCGACGGGAGACGACGACGATCGACGAGGCCGGGACGATCGTCTGATCGACGAGCTCGACGGGAACCGCTCGGCCGTTGACGGTCGCGTAGAGCCCGGAGCGCTCGAGGCCCGTGGCGTCCAGGAGCTGGCCGACCGTGTGCTCGTCGCCCGGGATCTCGACGACCTTGCGGCCGGAGTCGAGCGGCGAGAGCGCGACGGAGACGCGCGCGATCGTTCGGTCGCACGTCACGGCGCCGCTCCCTGGAGCACGAGGTCCCGGTGCCGGTAGGGCGGCCCGACCCGTGCGAGGACGAGGGGAGGCCGGTCGAAGCGCCCGAGCGTCACGCCCGCCGCGGCCATCGTGTGGAGCATCGTGCCGGGCCCGACGACGATCCCGACGTGCAGCTCGTCGCCGCCGGCGGCGGGAACGGAGAACGCGAGGACGTCGCCCGGCCGGATCTGCTCCGCGAGGACGGGCCGCCACGGGCAGTCCGCGGCCGCGACCTCCGCGGCGAAGTCCTGGGTGCGCGTCGGCGCACGGGGGCCGACCATCGGAGGGCAGTCGATCCCGAACTGCTCACGCAGCACGGCGCAGACGAGCCCGTAGCAGTCATAGACTTCGGGGCCGTCTCCGCCCCAGGCGAAGGGCTTCCCGAGGTAGCGGTCGATCGCGATCATCGGTCGAACACTCCGGGGAAGAGAAGCGGCGTGAACTCGGTGCCCGGGTAGGACTCCTCGAGGACCGGCGGCGGGTGCAGTTCGATCGTGACCGTCTGCGCGTCGTAGCTCGCGCCGCGCATCTCGAGGATCCACGAGGCGAGGATCGTGTCGGGAGCGCTCTGGCGGATGATCTCCACAGTGACGGACGCGGGCGACGTGATCGACCGGATCGCGGTGATGATCGACAGATCGACGGCGTCGATCGTCAGCAGCGCCCGCGGCATGTCCTCGACGTCCGGAGGGAGCTGCATCGTGAACGGGAACGGCGAGTACGTGTCGCCGCCGCTCACGACGCTCGCGCGGTCGTTGACTAGGCGCAGCGTGGCGGGGAGGTCGGCGTGCGTGACCGTCAGGAGAACGAGCCACAGGCCGCCCGTGCTCTGCGAGTAGAGCTCCGCCAGGGCGGCGGCCGGGAGTGCGCGCGGCATGGCCTAGCTCTGCCTCTCGACGCGCAGCACGCCGCGCCAGAGGGCGCCGCGGATGCCGCTGCGGGGCCGGAGGGGCGTGAAGGCTGGGCGCTCGAGGAAGACGAACGTCGCCGTGCCGCCGAGGGCCGCGTCCGTCATCGTGAACGAGTCGGTGCCGCCGGAGAGCGTCGTCACGTAGAACGTCTCGAAGGCCGTCAGCTCGGTGCCGCTGAACAAGACGGGGATCTGGTACTCGGCGACGCCTGTGGAGTAGCGCCGACGCACGTACGTCGGGCCCGTGTCCGGCTTCGTGCGGATGGCCTGATCGGAGGGCGCGTAGACGAGCCCGTCGAGGAGGTGTCGCGTCGGGATCGTTCCGGGCCATGCCGCCATGACCCGAGATTCCGCCCCTGCTTAGGATTTCCGGGCTACTGGCGTCGGCCTCGGGGAGCCGAGCCGTACCGCGACTGGATGGCGCGATCGACCCCGCCGCCGCTGCTGATCGACTTGGCGACGATCCGTTCGATCACGATGTCAAGCTGCGGCCCGCCCTGTCCGCGCGACTCGCGCACGCTCGCCGTCTCGCCGGGCTGGGGGTAGACGTTCACGATCGGCCGGCCGCCCTGCCCCGAGTCCTTCGAGCGGAGCGCGGCGGTTCCCATGCTGCCGCCGATGGCGCGCTTGCCGGAGAGCGTCCACGCAGAGGACCTCGCCGCGTCGGAGGGGTTCGCCACGCCGGCGACGCTCCGCGTCGGGGCCGAGGTCCCGCCGAAGCTGAACCCGCCCGTGAACCCACTCACCACGTTCAGCGCGAACTGCTTCGCGATCATCGCGGAGACGTCCTGCAGGAAGCTCAGCGCGAAGGACCGGAACGCATCCTTCGCGCTCATGGCCCCCGTCGCGAACTGAGCGAAGGCGTTACCGAACCCTTCCGTCAGCGACTCGGCGACGGCCGCGCCCTGTTCGCCGATCGACATCAGCCGAGACTCGATCGAGTTCGTGAAGCCCGCCGAGAAGCCCTCGCCGAAGCTACCGTCCCGGATCTGCCGGGCACGTTCGGCCTGCTCGTCCCGGGCCCGCCTCGCCGGGTCGTTCCGGATCCGGGCGATCTGCTCGGCGAGGTCACGCTCCAGCTCGATCGTCTCGACGCCGTGCTCGCGCGCCTTCGCGAGGAGCTGCGCGTACTTGTCCTCGACCGCCGCGACCTCCTGCTCCGTCTGCGAGGCGCCCTGGAGCGAGAGCTCGCGGGAGAGGGTCGCGTGGGCCTCGAGGACCTGCTCCTGGAGACGGCGGAATTCGCTCGTGTCGATCCGCTCGACCTCGGGGAAGTACGCACGCTGGAGCCCGGCGACCATGCTGTCGGCCATCCGCTTCAGCTCGGAGTCGATCTCCTTCTGCGACGACTTGAGCTCGTCAGAGAACTCCTTCCGGAGCGTCGCTGTGGGAGAGTCTCCATCGCGAGCCGCGTAGATCGCGTTCGACAGCGCGGAGCTGATGCCGGCGGCGGAGTTCTCCGACGCCCACTCGCTGGACCGGCGCTCTGCCGCCTCGGACTCCGACCGTAGACGCTTCTCCTGGTCTGCGCGCATCCGCGTCAGGTCGGCCTGGCGCTCCTTCTCGGCGGTCACGTCGCGCTCGACAGCGGCACGAGCTCGTGCTTCGTCGAGCAGGCGCTGCGCCTGGCGGATCTCTTCTTCCTGCGCCTCAATGAGCTTGTAGTGCGACTGCAGGCGCTGGGCCACCGCGGCGCGCCCTTCAAGCGTGCTGTTCTCTTCGGCCGTTCCGACTGGGGTCGATCGCAGAAGCCCGGCCAGCCCGTTCTGCTCCATCAGGAGGCGACGACTGGCCGCCCACTCCTGGGGCGACTCCCCAGAGCGAAGGCGCGCGAGGTCTGTCGCGAGATCGACCGCGTCCTTGCTCACCTCGTTGCGGAGCTCGAGGATCGACTTCTGCCGCTCGATCGCCGTGGTCGTGCGCTCGACGGCCTCCTGGGTCGCACTCTGCCTCTCAGCGAAGAAACCGATCGCTGCCGTCGCCGCGCCGATCGCCAGGCCGAGTGGGGTGAAGCCGCCCATCGCCAGAGACGAGATCGCCGTCCCGAGGCCCTTCACGACGGGGTTCACCTTGTCGCCCATCGCGGCGAAGGCGTTGCTGAACCCGCCGATCGAGGCGCCGGCGCCCTTCACGGCGTCGCCGAGCTTGATGATCGAGGACGTCGCCTCGCCCGTCGCGCGGCCCGTGCTGCCGCCGGAGAGCGCGCGGCGCGTCTCCTCGCCGAAGTTGCGGATCGCCGCGCGGCCGCGGTCGAGCTCCGCGCGCATCGAGGCAGTCGAGGCCGTCGCCTCGAAGTGGACAGATCCGACCGCGTTCGCCATCGGTCACTCACCTCTCGCGGGCACGGGTTGGCCCGGCATCGCAGCCATCGCGACCGCCCAGGCACGGATCGCCGCCTGGTCGCGCTTCGCGACCTCCTCCGGCGTCATCGGTGGCGCGTCCGTGAAGTGCTCGATCACGGCGCCGAGGCTCGGGAGCGGCTCTCGCTGGTAGCGGCGCTCGATCGCCTCGCGCGCCCAGGCGTGCGCGATCGCCTCGCGCGTGAGCCGCCAGTGGTAGCCGCTGATCGCGTCGTCCAGTTCGGACGGCGTCAGGCCCCAGAACGCGCCCGGCGTCAGCCCTGCGCGGGCGGCGGAGCGCTGGAGCTCGCGCCAGTCCCATCGCTCGTCCTCGGCGTCTCGCCCGGCGTCTCCGCCGGCGTCGCTTTTGGGCGCTCCACGGCCCCCAGGAGGATCGCCTCGCCGATGAGCCGGCTCGACTGCTGAATCGGCATCTCGTCGAGGATTGCAATCACGTTGACGGCGTCCAGGCTGACGCCGTGCATCCCAGCCCAGGTCCGCAGGCCCGCCTCGAAGATCGCGGGCACCTTGTCGAGCCGCGCGGACATCTCCTCGAACAGCGACGCGGCGCGGACGCCGTGGTCGCGCTCGAGCGCGTAGAACGCCGAGAACGTGTACCGCAGGCCGAGCGTGCGGCCGAGCGCCTGGAAGGTGACCTCGCGGTCCATGGACTACGTCGTCCTCGACGGAGCGCCGGTCGGGGCGAGCGTGACGCGCGCCTTCACGACGTCGCTCTTCTGCGACGTGACCGCGAAGGACTTCACGTAGGCGTTGAACGCCCAGAAGCACGTTCCGTTGTCGCTCGACACGAGCTGGTACAGGCGGATCGTCTGCGCCACCTGGTCCGCGATGAGCTGCTCGTGCGTCGCGTCCGAGGAGTCGAAGAACAGATCGAGCGACACGTCGCCGAGGCTGTTGAGCGTCGGCACCTGCGTCTTGAACGCGGAAGACGCCTCCATGTCGGTCGTGTCCGCGAAGTCCGTCTCGATCGACGGCCAGGTGATGTTCTCGGCGCCGCCGATCGTCGTGTACGTGCCGGACGACGGGGTCGTCTCGCGCTTCAGCAGGGTTCCGAACGCTCGCTTCGCAGTCGCCATGGTGTGCGTCTCCTGGACTTCCCGAGATTCCGCCCCTGCTTAGGACTCGGTGTAGGCGATCTCGAAGTCGAGCGATTCGCGGAAGACGCCCGCCTCGCCGTCGAGGAGCACCTGGCGGTTCACGAGCGAGCACTCCTGGATCACGTCGGTGCCCACCGTGCCCGTGTAGGCGGAGAGTGCGCCGCGGACGGCCTCGGCCAGCTCGCGCGCCTTCGCGTAGCCGTCCACCGTCTCGGTGGTCTGTGCCCAGCAGTCGATCTGCAGCCGGATCTCCGCGACTCCGGCGACGCCCGCCAGGCCGTAGAGCGGCGAGCCGCTGATGATCTGGTAGGTGATACACGGAAACGTCGGCCGCTGGGGCATCTGCAGCGGGTGGACGCGGGCCGCGGTGCTCGAGCCGACGAGATCCGTGACGGCCGAGACCGCGAGGAGGCGCGTCCGGATCGCCTGGTCGATCACAGGAGGATGTCCTTCGCGAAGGCGATCCGCGCGCCGCGGGAGAGCTTCCCGCGCTCGGCCTGCTTGGCGTACCGCCGCGCGACCCGCTCGACCTCGGCGCCGAGGCCCTTGAAGAACAACTCGCGGACCTCGTCCCGCTTCGCGTCGAAGGCGGGGCGGAGGAAGGGCCGCGCGGCGACGTGACCGACCACCGTGCGGCTGATGACCGGACGGAAGAAGCCGACGCCCTTGATCCGGCCGCCCTTGCCGCTGTTCTTGCGCTTGCGGAGCTCGCCGCGCTTCACCTTCACGAGGAGGTGCCCGAACTCGATCAGGTGCGCGTACGGCGAGGTCGAGCCGACGAACGCCTCGATCGGCCCGCGCTTCCATCCGCGCCGGCGCATCTGGCTGTCGCTGAGGCGCGTCGAGATCCTGATCGTCTCCGCGAGGTGAGGGCGCTTCACCGTCTCGACGGACCCATCAGCCCGGCGGCGCTCGTAGGTTCCGGTGCCCTTCGGGGCGCGGCGGCGCGCCTCCTCCGCGACTGGCCGGAGAGCCCGCTTCAGGGAGTTCCGGAGCACGTCGGCAGTGCCGACCGAGCCGAGCTCCTTGAACATCGCCTCGATGTCGTCGAGGCCCGACATCGTGACGCGGACGTAGTCAGCGCCGCCGGTCGCCATGGTCTACGGGATCTGGAGCACCGCGAGGAGAACCTCGGCGTGCTCGCCCGCGGTGTAGAGGGCGCCGTCCGACTGCTGCCAGCCGTCGCGCTCGACGAGGAACGCGCCGTACTCGCCCGCGCCGATCGAGAAGGTCGTCACGTCACCGGTGCGGCCGTGGCTGTCCGCCACCGACGTGATCGTGATCGTCCGCGCA